CGGGCGCTATTTGACGCCGAACGGCGAACCGCTGCCGCCTGTAAAGTGCGAAGTATTCAGCACGACGAACCCAAGCGGCCCCGGTCATAATTGGGTGAAGAAGCGGTTTATTACGATTGCGCCGCGCGGCACTGTCGTTCGTCGCAGTATTCAAATTTATAACCCGAAGACCGAACAAGAAGAAACGCACGTAATTACGCAAATTGCGATCTTCGGTTCATACAAGGAAAACCCGTATCTTCCGGCGTCGTATATCGCCGAACTGGAAAGCATTAAAGAACCGAACCTTCGCAAAGCTTGGTTGTATGGCGATTGGGACGTTACCGCAGGCAGCGCAATCGACGATCTTTGGCAATCGCATATACACGTCGTACCGCGTTTTGTCGTGCCGCCAAGCTGGCGCATCGACCGCACATACGACGACGGCAGTTCGCACCCGTTTAGTGTGGGCTGGTGGGCGGAAGCGGACGGCACCGAAGCGACTATCGTTCTTTCGGATGGAACCGAATACGTCTTTTGTCCGCAACCCGGTTCGTTGATTCAGATATTCGAATGGTACGGATGCAAGAAGGACGAAAAGGGCGAATTCTTGCCGAACGTCGGTCTTAAAATATCGGCGTCGGACGTAGCGCAAGGCATTATCGACCGCGAAGTTTCGATGATGGCGAACGGCTGGATTTCGTCGCAGCCGTGGCCCGGCCCTGCGGACAATCGCATTCGACAAGTTATCGACGTTGAACTAGACACTACCGAAAAGCTTATGTCGAAGAAGGGCGTTCGCTGGATGGAATCGGACAAGTCGTCGGGTTCGCGTGTCATCGGCCTACAGCTTTTCCGCGACCGGCTAGAAGCGTCTGTTAAACGCGAAGGGCCGGGGATATACTTCATGTCGAATTGCGTTGCAAGCATTGATATTTTGCCCACATTGCCGCGCGACGAAAAGAAATTGGACGACGTAGACACAACCGCCGAAGACCATTGTTACGATATGGTACGTTATCGCGTATTGAAAGGCGCGAACAAAGCGGCTACGAAAGTCAAAGTATCAATGCCAACTTAAAGGAATCGAAATCATGCCGAACGTATCTTTTGTGCGTCCTGAACTGTCGAAGTTGCTTCCCATGTACTACCTTATTCGGGACGCAATCGCAGGCGAACCGACAGTTAAAGAAGCGCGGACGAAGTATCTTCCGATGCCGAACGCTTCCGACCAATCGAAGGAAAACAAGGCGCGTTATGATGCGTATATCGCGCGGGCCGTGTTTTACAACGTAGCCCGTCGAACCCTGTTCGGTCTTATCGGACAGGTGTTCATGCGCGACCCGGTTGTAAAGGTGCCCGCGCTGTTGAACCCGCTTGTCGCCAACGCGACGGGTTCGGGTATCAACCTTACGCAGCTTTCGAAGAAAGCCGTATCGTTGAACTTGGCGTATTCGCGCGCCGGAATTCTTGTCGATTATCCGACAACCGAAGGCAACGGCGGCGCATCCGTCGCAGACCTTGAAGCGGGCAAGATTCGCCCGACGCTGTACGTCTACGCACCGACCGAAATTATCAATTGGCGGACGATTGATCGCGGCGCGGAAGAAGTTTTGTCGTTGGTCGTTATCTTCGAAACGTGGTGCGTTCAAGATGACGGCTTCGAAATGAAGAACAGCGGTCAATTCCGCGTACTTCGTTTGGACGAAGAAGGTTATTACGTCCATGAAATTTGGCGCGAACCGAACCCGACCAAGGCGGACGGTACGAAGATTCCGCGCGGCAATTACCAACTTCACGAAGTTTTCAAACCTACCGACGCGAACGGGAATCGTCTTACCGAAATTCCGTTTATGTTCATCGGTTCGGAAAACAACGATTCGAACCCGGACAACCCGAACTTTTACGACCTTGCGTCGCTGAATATGGCGCATTATCGCAATTCGGCGGATTACGAAGAAAGTTGTTATATCGTCGGACAGCCGACGCCGGTTCTTATCGGACTTACCGAAGAATGGGTTACGAACGTTCTTAAAGGTTCGGTTAACTTCGGTTCGCGCGGCGGTATTCCGCTTCCTGCCGGGGCCGACGCGAAGTTGCTTCAAGCATCCGAAAACACCATGCTTAAAGAAGCAATGGATACCAAAGAACGCCAAATGGTCGCACTTGGCGCAAAGCTTGTCGAACAAAAGGAAGTGCAACGCACGGCAACCGAAGCCGAATTGGAAGCCGCTTCGGAAGGTTCGACGCTTTCCAGTGCAACCAAGAACGTTTCGGCGGCCTTTGAATGGGCGTTGAAATGGGCGGCCCGTTGGGTCGGTCAAGCCGACAGCGGCGTTAAGTTCGAACTGAATACAGATTTCGACATTGCCCGCATGACGCCGGAAGAACGCCGTTCGCTTGTTGAAGAATGGCAGAAAGGCGCAATTACCTTCGAAGAAATGCGAACCGGCTTGCGTAAAGCTGGCGTCGCAACCGAAGACGACGCCAAGGCGAAAGAAAAAATCGCCAAGGATACCGCCGAAGCAATGGCCCTTGCTGCCCCGGCCAACGTGCCGGGCGATGGCAGCGGCGGCGATAATGTGGGCAACAGTGAATAAGGGGCGCAATCATGGCACTATCGGACAATAAGCGACTGTACGATATTGCGACGCGCCTTGCTGTTTACGTCGAAGACGCGAAAGTTTGGCAGTCCCGACAATTCGGGTTCGTACTTCGCGAAGTAAACTTGGAACTAACGCGCCTTCTTGGTCGTGTTCGTTATAAGACCCTTGACGGTCTTTCGAAGGCGCAGTTAAACAAGCTTGTTTCGGAATTACGGGAATCGCAATCGAAGATTTACAGCGCATACACGCAAACGCTACTTGAACAATTAAAGGAATTCATGCGGGCCGACTTGGAAGTAAACCGGCGCGCATGGGTTACGGGTTATATCGAACTTGACGGCGAAGAAAGCGACGGCATTATTTCGGACGAAGAAGCGATACAGTTTCTTTTGGAAGTACCCAACGCCGATTCGAACCCTTTGTTCGGTTTGGCCGCTGTTACAGGAAGCGACGAACGCATTTGGTCGCAAGTTACGAATACGCCAATTCCGGCAAATGGTTTGTACTTGCTGCCGTTTATCAAGACGTTTACGAATTCGGCACAAGCTGGCGTCGAAAGCATGATTCGCAAAGCTTGGGCGAACCGTTGGACGGTTGAAGAAACCTTAACGGCGCTTGTCGGCGATGGAACCGCAGCGCAGGGCACGCCGTCGCAGTTGCACCGGGTAAACGCGCAAGCCGCGTCGGTAATCCATACGGCAACCGCGCACGTTGCGGCGGTCGTTGCGGCTGGCGTTATGTCTGCGGTTTTCGGTCGTTACGTTTGGTATTCGGTAATCGACGGAAGAACAACGGACATTTGCATAAGTCGAAATCGCCGAATCTATCGCTTCGGCGAAGGGCCGTTGCCGCCCGCGCATATCCGTTGCCGGTCGCACGTTGCCCCGGCAAATACCGCTAGTGACTTGGCCGAAGAAACGTTTTATACTTGGGTTGCCCGTCAACCTGCCCAAGTGCAAGACGACATATTGGGCGACGAAGGCGGCGAAGCTTTGCGCGATGGTCGCTTAAAGGCGAAGGATATTCCGAAGTATGATGCGGACAGGCCGCTAACTTACGAAGAATTCCGACGCAAGATTAAAGAAATTCTTTCCCGCTGATTCGGTGAATCGGCATAACCGCAAGGAGTCCTTGAAATGGCACTTAAAAAGAAACTTACCAAAGAAGAACACGCGAAGCTTTCGGACGCACTGAAAGCCGAATATATCGAAGACGGCGACGGCTTCCGCCTTGACGTTGACGGCGACGAAGATACGGGCGCTTTGAAGCGCGCCAAAGACCGCGAAGCGCAGTTGCGCAAAGACGCCGAAAAGGAAGCGAAGGAACTTCGCGAACGGCTGGAATCCATCGAAGGCGACGACGCGCGCAAGAAAGGCGACATTGCGACGCTTGAAAAGTCTTGGCAATCGAAGCTTGAAAAACAGCGCGAAGAATACGAAGCCAAGGTTTCCAAGCTTACCGCGCATACGACGAAATCGCTTGTCGATAATGTCGCGCTTTCCATCGCAACCAAAATCAGCAACGCACCTGCGATTATCCTTCCCCACATTCGGGCGCGTCTGCAAGCGGACTTTGAAGGCGACGAACCGAAGACCCGTATTCTTGACAAGGACGGCAAGCCTTCGGCAATGACCATCGACGAACTGTCGGCGGAATTTGTTGCAAACAAGGATTTTTCTGCTATCATCACCGGCAGTAAGGCGTCCGGCGGTGCCGGTAAGCCTTCGCAAAACGGCGGCGGTGCCCCGAAGAATCCCGGTCAATCCGACAAACCCGCCGACCTTTCGAAGATGAATCCCGCAGAACTTGCGGCCTTCATTAAAGAAGCGAAGGCAACCGAAACTAAGGACGCTTAATCATGGCACTTTCCGACCTTGCTGTTTACTCCGAATACGCTTATTCTTCGTTCTCCGAAGTCCTGCGCCAACAGGTTGATTTGTTCAACACTGCGACGGGCGGGGCTATCATGCTGCAATCCGCAGCGCACCAAGGCGACTTTTCCGACGTTGCCTTTTTCGCCAAGGTAACGGGCGGCCTTGTTCGCCGTCGTAACGCCTACGGTTCCGGCACCGTCGCCGAAAAGGTCTTGAAACACCTTGTCGATACGTCGGTTAAGGTCGCAGCCGGTACGCCGCCTGTTCGCCTTGACCCCGGCCAATTCCGTTGGATTCAGCAGAACCCGGAAGTCGCAGGCGCGGCAATGGGGCAGCAACTCGCCGTCGATACGATGGCGGATATGCTGAACGTCGGTCTTGGTTCGGTCTATTCGGCGCTGTCGCAGGTTTCCGCCGTTGTTTACGACGCGACCTGCACGCCCGACGACCGCCCGACTTGGAACAACCTTAACAACGGCCAAGCCAAGTTCGGCGACCAATCCGCGCAGATTGCGGCATGGATTATGCACAGTACGCCCATGCACAAGCTGTACGGTTCGAACTTGACCAACAGCGAACGCCTGTTTACTTACGGCACCGTGAACGTTGTTCGCGACCCGTTCGGCAAGCTTCTTGTTATGACCGATTCGCCGAACCTGTTTACCGCAGGTACGCCGAACGTTTATCACATTCTTGGCCTTGTGCCGGGCGCGGTTATGATTGGTCAAAACAACGACTTCGACGCGAACGAAGAAACCAAGAACGGCGACGAAAACATTATTCGGACTTACCAAGCCGAATGGTCGTACAACGTCGGCGTTAAGGGCTTCGCTTGGGACAAGGCGAACGGCGGCAAGTCGCCGACCGACGCGGCGTTGTTCACTTCGACCAATTGGGACAAGTACGCAACTTCCGAAAAGGATTTGGCGGGCGTGATCGTCGAAGTTCACTAACCAACGAACAAACGGGCGGGGCTTCGGCCCCGTTCTTCTAGTCCTTCACAAATTCAAAGGAGTTTCGAAGATGAAACCGGCAAAAATCCTGTATTTCGTCGATGGCAACGCACCGACCCCGGAAGACTTCGCAGCCGCCGCCGAACTGAACGCGCAAGTTATGTTCAGGAACGCCCGCGCTGTTCCGTCCGAACCGCATTCGCTGGAAATCTGCGACGGCGTAGCGGGCAAGGTTCCGAAGCTGTACGCCGACGCTTACCCGGAAGCGGGCGAAGCAATCAAGAAGAAGGCCGCCGAACTGAAAGCCCTTACTTCGAAGGTCGGCGACGCCCCTGCACCGAAGGCCAGCGGCAAGGCCGCCGACAAGCCCGCAGCCGCTACGCAGGGCCAGACCCCGGCGCAGGGCCAGAAAGCCCCGGCTTGGAACCCCAACCCGGCGCAGTAACGAACGGACGGCCTGTCGCTTATTGTGGGCAGGCCGTTTCAACAACGAACTAAGGAGTCTTCGCAATGGCAACGAAAAAGGTTGTTTATTTCACGGCAGGCATTAACGCAACGGCTGGCGAACTTGCCGACATTGCGAAGCTTAACGCAGCCGCCGAACCGCAATACGAAGTTTTGGTAGCCAACGGCGCAGCAAATGCCGAATACGGCGAAACCGACCGAATCGTTCCGTCGGATTACGGCGCCGGTACTGCGCCTTCGGCTTATTCCGAAGTTGCCGTTATCGACCCCGACGCAATCCCGAATCAGGCGCTTACGGCAACGCAAGCAATCGTTAACGACGCCGAAGCCTTGACCGTTCCGGTTACTGGCACTTACACGACGACCGCAACCGTTAGCGTTCTTTCGTAAGGACGTTGACGCATGGCAATTACAATCGTTGTTGAAGACGGAAGCGGCGTAACAAACGCGAACAGTTACGTAAGCGTCGCAGACGCGCGCATTTACGCTTCGAATCGCGGCGTCGAACTTCCGTTGGACGACGACGAATTGGCGGCCATGCTGATTCGTTCGACGGATTACCTAGAAGCGCAGGCTTGCCGGTTCCAAGGCAAGCCAACTTCGACGACGCAGGCTTTGCAATGGCCGCGAACTGGCGTTTTCCTAAACGAAGACGAAGTACCATCGAACGTTATTCCGAAGTCGCTTATTGCCGCGCAAGTTCAGCTTGCAATGGCGATTAACGCAGGCTTCGACCTTCAACCGAACGTTTCGCCGCAAGACTACGTTACACGCGAAAAGGTCGGGCCGATTGAAACGGAATACGCCGACCCGCTGTCGGTTGGCATCATGCCCACATTTACCGCAGCGAACGCGCTTCTTGCGCCGCTGTTTGGCGAATGCGCTTCGAACAAGTTTGCGCTTCGTACAATAAGGGTTTGACGAATGGCACGTTTCGACGCAGCAATTAAAACGGCGCAACGCCTTATCGCAAAGAACGGCGAAAAGGTGAAATGGCGCGTTATTGAAGACGCGACGCCGACAGACCCGAACAAGCCTTGGGAACCCGGCCCGGCATTGCCGGACGACAAAGACGTTACCATTTGCTTTTTGCCGGTTGACCGGCAGACGCAAGAAACTTTCAACTTCATTAAAGGCACCGAAGTTCCGAAAGGTTCAGTAATGGGGCTTATGGGCAATGTTCCGTTTGAACCGAATTTGAAAGACGTTGTAATTCGTAACGGGGTCGAACTTCGCTTGGCTTATATCGACGTACTTTCGCCCAACGGGCAAAAGGTACTTTATACGATGGTATTTCAAGCATGATTGAATTCGACCAAGTTAACGACGAAGTAAACGCGCTTTTTCTTGCAGCTTGGAACGCAGGAAGCGCAGCAATTGCGGGCTATGTTCCCGAAATTCGTTGGCAGGGCGTGCAATATCGCGACTTGCCGGACGGTTCGAAGTTTTGGGTTCGGCTGTCGAAGCAAACCGTTTTTGAAGAACAAGCGACCCTTTCAACCTGCGAAGGAGTACCGGGGCAAAGAAAATACACGGCGTCGGGTCTTGTCTTCTTACAAATCTTTTGCCCGAAATCGAATACGCAAGCGTTCGAACTTGGGCAGAAATTGGCGAAGCTTGCCCGTAATGCTTTTCGCGGGAAATCGACGCCGGGTAAGGTTTGGTTTCGCAATACGCGAATTAACGAACTTCCGCCCGAAGAACTTTACGAACGGTTTAACGTCGTTACCGAATTTGAATACGACGAAATAGGTTAAGGAGTTCTTAACATGGTATGCGAAATTGCCAAAATCGACAGCAACATTACCGGACTTGCCTTCGCCGAAGAAGAATGCTTGAAGCAACTTCCGACGACGCCCGTTTGGTACGGACTGGAACCCAACAGCTATTCGGACTTCGGCGGCGAACTTTCGACCGTTGCCCGCGCGCCTATCGACCCGTCGCGCCAGAACAAGAAAGGCACGATTACCGACCTTGACGCATCGGGCGGCTTCAACGCCGACTTTACGAAGACCAACCTTACGCGAATTCTGCAAGGCTTCTTCTTCGCAGACGCGCGCGAACTTCCTTCGACGCAGCCGCTTAACGGCGCATCGGTTGCGCTTACCGGCGTTACCGCAGTTGACAGCACTTACGCCGCAGCTTCCGGGCTTGGCGTGTTTGGTGCCGATATGCTGGTATATGCGACCGGCTTTGCCAACGCGGCGAACAACGGCCTTAAAACCGTCGTTTCGGCTACCGCTGCGGGCGTCGTTGTTGCTGAAACCCTGATTGACGAAACCCCGCCCGCAGGCGCGAAGCTGGAATGCGTCGGGCGCCAGCTTGCCGCCGCAGACGCAAACATTGCCGTAACCGGCAACGTCGTTTCGCTTATCGTTACCGCTGGCGACTTTACGACCATGCCCGAACTGTTCCCCGGTCGTTGGGTGTTCATCGGCGGCGATGCGACGGCAAACCGCTTCGCTAATAATGTGGGCTATGCCCGCATTAAGTCGGTTGCAGCGAAGGCGCTTGTTTTCGACGACGTGACTTGGCAGGCGGCCAACGAAACCGGAACCGGCAAGTCGATTCGTCTTTTCGTCGGAACTGTTATCAAGAACGAAAAGACCCTGGCACTTATCAAGCGTCGTTCGTATCAAATCGAACGCACCTTGGGCGAAGGTTTGAACGGTACGCAGTGCGAATATCTGGAAGGCGCAGTACCGAACGAATTTACGTTGAACATTCCGCAGGCCGACAAGCTGAACGCCGACCTTTCGTTTGTTGCGTGCGACAACACTTACCGCAGCGGCGACCCCGGCGACGAACAGAAAGCCGGAACCCGCGTGCCTGCGCCCGGCGAAGACGCTTACAACACTTCTTCGGACGTTTACCGAATCAAGATGGCCGTTCACGACGCCGCGTCGTCGAACCCCGCCGCCCTGTTCGGCTACGTTTCCGAAGCGAACGTTTCGATTAACAACAACGTTACGCCGAACAAGGCGGGCGGCGTGTTGGGCGCGTTCGATACTTCGGCGGGTAACTTCGAAGTCGGCGGTTCGATTACCGCTTACTTTACGACCGTCGCAGCGGTTAAGGCTGTTCGCGCGAACGCCGACGTTGGTTTGTCGGTAATCAGTGCGGCCAAGAACGCCGGTTTCGTGTTCGATATTCCGTTGCTTGGTTTGGGCGGCGGTCGTCTGAACGTCGAAAAAGACGCGCCGATTACCGTTCCGCTTGAACCCGCAGGCGCAGAAAACGCGAACGGTTATACGATGTTGTACGAAGTGTTTTCTTACCTGCCGAATCTGGCAATGCCGGATTAATTGCGGTAAACTTGAAGGGCCGGGTAATTCCGGCCCTTTCTTCATTCAATCGGAGTAAATCAAATGTCTGGACTGTTTAAGCAATTCAAAACGAATTCGACCAAGGAAGCCGAAGGCGTCGAAATCGAATTTCCCGAAGCGCAGAACGACGACGGCAGCGTTCCGACTTTCGTTATTTCCCGCATGGGCAAATCGAACAAGGCGTATTCAAAGGCACTTGACGCGGCGACCCGTCCTTATCGCCGTCAAGTCGAACTTGGCACGCTGAAAAACGAAGTCGCCGAATCGCTGTTTATGGGCGTGTTCGTCGATACCGTGTTGCGCGGCTGGAAGAA